AGAGAACGGCAATCGCAGCATCGTCGAGGCGGCGCGCCCAGTAGGCGCCTACGCGTTCGGCGATCCGGCGCATCGGGTCGGAACCGGCAAGCTCCTGCACGAGGTGCGCAGTCGACCAGCCCTTGGTCCAGATGATGCGGCGGGCGATGTCCGTACCGCTGGTGAGCTTCGACGGAACAGCATGGCTGTTCGGGTCATCGCTCGCCGCGTCGGGCTCGCTGTCGTCCAGGTCCTTCCAGAACGGGACGTTGAAGGTGCGACCACCGCCGGCCAGCTTGGCGGCGAGATCGGCGTCGGAGCGCAGTGCTCCAGAGCCATAGAAGGCCGACTTCTGCATCGTCTCGACAGAGGAATACTGCGAGAAGCTGGTCGGTTCGATGGCGTCGGTAAGGCGTACAACGGACATTTTGGCTTAGCTCCAATTCAGGATTTGAGCCCGAACTCCTCGGGCTTTACGCCAGCCGCCACCATTAGCGACTTGGCGCGATCCGGGTTATCCTTGGCGATTTGCATCGCAGCCGTGAGATTGAAGCTGGTGCCCTTCTTGTCGAAGGGGTTGCCGATGACATCGGTCTTGCCGCGCAGGACACCGTCTTCGGTGTAGAGAGCAGTACCGATGGCCGCCAACATCTTCGCGATGGGCACCGAGAGGATTTCCTTGTTCGGCCCCACGACGCCTAGCGTCTTGAGTTCGTTGAGGAAATCCTGGCCACCGGGAACCTGGGTGAAGACCTTGTCGGCGATCTCAAAGTTCGCCTGCGCAGTCTCACCGTCGAGCGGTCCCCATTCCTTTACAAGCGCTTCGGTTGCGGCGCCGGCCTTCTGCTGCATGGCTGCCTTTTGGGCTTCCCCCATGCCTGCGAAAGCATTGACACTGTCCGCCATGAACCAGTCATGGAGCCCAGCCGCTGCGTCCTGGGGAATGCCCAGTTCGTGCGCCTTGACTGCGAAGGCCTTGGCTCGCTCGCCATCGTACGGCAGACCTTCAGGAAGGTTTTTCGGTACGGTGAACTGGTAGCCATCGGCCTTCTCAGGACGACCTAGCTTGTTGAGGAACGCTTCGCGCTCCTCGGGAGTGGCATCTTTACCCGGCAGCTTAACCATGCCACCGAGCAGCTTCTCGCTCTCTCGAGCTGACTTGGCGAGCGCGTCAACGCCCGTCAGTCCCTTCGTCTGGAGCCAGCCGCGGGTGTCCTCGTCGAGGGCCGCGAAGGCAGTCCCAGCCTTGTTGTCGACCGGATCGACAACAACGCTGCCGTCATCCGCCTTTTGGGTGTCCACTGGTGCAACAACAGGGGCGACTTCGACAGCGGGGCTGGCGACTTCGGGTGCTGGTGCCCAGACTGGGCCTACTCGGCGGGTGAACATTCCTAATTCTCCTCAGTCAGAGCTGGCGTGGCGAGCACTGCACGATGCAGGCCGTCCATGTTGCCGCCAGCCCCGATAACTGCTTCGACGATCCTTGCGAACACTGCGCGTCGCTGGTCCAGCGCCTTCACGATGTCCGCTGGAGTGTCCAACGGTGTGGTATCCAGATACCGCGTAAACACGGCCAGGTCAACGAGCACCAGGTCGGCGTCGTCGCGCGAGCCGCGCCCTTCGAACATCGCCGCGTAGGCATCGGAGACGCGCATCTGCATGCGCGCCCGCTGCTCGTCGCTGTAGAAGGGCACGCCGTCGGCGGTCACCTCATCCGGCTTGACGATCTCGGTGATGGTCATCATGCCGCTGTTCTCTGCTGCACGGCGCCCATCTGCTGCATGAGCTGGGCGATCGCCGGGCTCGCCTTGAGCGCTTCAGCGCCGCCGGCTGCCGCCATAGCACCCTCGCCGAGGGCCTTGGCTGCGTCGCCTGCGCCCTGCGCGCCCTGGATGGCGGTGGCTGCCTGCGTGACCTGCGCTTGCTGCTGGCGACCCTGCTCGCTGACCTTGCGCTCGCGCAGCGACTTGACAGGGGCGCCGAGCACGCGTTGAGCCAGCTCGAGCAGCTCGTCGCCGTCGATGCGGCCGGCGATTGCCGGGTCCATGCCGTTCTGCACGAGGAAGGCTGCGAACTCGACCATGCGCTGGGCACCGACCAGCTGGCCGATCTGGCGCAGGCGGTCGAGCGGTGAGGTGAACTGAGGGCTGACTTCCTGGTCGCTAAGGCTCTCCGGCATCGCCAGAGGGCTGCCCGCCTTGAAGGCGCCCTTGCGGCTGAGGATAGACACCTCGCGGTCGATGTTGGCGCTCAGTCCCTCATTGAGGCTGATGCCGACCGGCCCGAGCATCTCGCCCTTCTCCTGAGCGCGGAGCATCGCTTCGGTGGCCGTCTCCGGCTGGGCGACGTTGTCCTGCACGAGGATTTGCCAGAGGTTCAGGTAGAGCGCCTCGCGCACGTTGTTGCGGCGGCTCTCGATCACCGCCTGCGCAAAGTCAGGTCGCACGCCGGAGTTGAGAGGGGCGAACAGCGGGTTGCCGTCGCCATTGATCAGCCCCGGGTTGGAGGCGCCGGGGTTGAGGTTGAGGCGGGTGAAGTTCTTGCCGAAGGTGCCGTAGGCCGGCCGCAGCATGGTCTGGACGGCGATCAGCTCGTTCTTCGCCATCTCCTGCAGCGACTGGATTTCGGCGATGGCGTAGGCCACGGGGCCTTCGCTGTAGGGGCGCTGGCCCTGGTTCGACCAGGCGTAGCGGACGAAGGGAAACTCCCAGAAGCCGCCCTCGCCGATGACGTGGTCGTCATCCGGCAGGCAGTACCAGGAGGCGAACTTGGCACCACGGAGGCCGAGCTTGTTGCGGTACTCGTCGCCGCGCGGTCGTACGGCGTGCAGCACGCGGACGCGCTCATGCATCCGCTTTGGGTCGTCGACCATCGTCTTGATCTTGGCGCCGGCCTTCTCGCCCCACTTCTGGTAAATCTGGAGGGCCGACCAGCTGAACACGCGGAACATGCGATCGGGCTGGCCGGAGGTGTTGACGGAGGGGTAACACTCGAACAGCGGGATCGACTGGTAGAGGTACGGAACGCGGCTGCCCTGCAGCTCCTCGATGAAGTGCCAGCCGTCGCCGAAGGCGGCCATCGACTTGACGCTCGCCTTGTGGTTCGGCCAGAAGCCCGACTTCGGGTTGGCGCGCACCTTGAACAGGTAGTCGCGCAACTTCTCGAGGGCGAGGTCTTCGTCGTGGCTGGTCTCGTAGCCGAAGTCGTTATCGACATCGAGATCGTGCCAAAAGTCGCTCTCAGGCGTCTTGAGGCTGATCAGCCCGGCGGTCAGGCGGTCGATCGCCCAGATGCTGGTCATGTCGTAGATGTGCTTGGAGCGCTCGCTCGCGGCCGGCGTGCCCATCACCGCCTGCACGCTGGAGGCAGTGCCGAGGCTGACGACGCGGTCGAATTGCTCGGTCTGAGGCAGCACCCACGCGGCGACGTTGCGCCAGTAGTTCTCCCACCGAACGCGGCCATTGGCCAGTTCGGTCCACTCGTCGGTGAGGTCTTTGAGGATGGTCATCCGAAGCGGGCCACCGCGGAGGTGCCGTAGCTGGCGTCGCCCATCGGCGTGGTCTTGATGTTGCCGAAGATGCCCTGCCGCTTGGCGACGAGGTTGCGGTTCTCAGCCACCAAGCCGAAGTTGGCTCGGGCGGCGATCTGTTCGCGGGTCGGTGCCGGTGCGACTTTCGGAGCTGCGATGGGTTGCTGCTGAGTGAGGCACATCTAGGATTTGCTCCATCGTTTATCGCGCATAGCACGGTAGCCCGCTACCGTAAAGCGATACAGCACGAAGTGCTCCCCGTGCTTGCCGTATTCGAAGGGCTCGCCGAGCTGCGTGGCACCCACCATTTTCATCCAGCCATGCGCCTCGGTGTGGGCTGCGAGGCTGCGCGCTTCCATCGTGCGGGCACCTTGGGCAATGCGCTTTTCGATGTGAGTGGTCATCAGGTAGCGCGTCACCTCGGGGATCACCTTGCGGGTGTCGTCGGTGCCGAGGCCCCAAACGCTGTAGCAGCTCACCGACATCGGGCTGGTGCCGAACAGGAAGACCGGCTCGTTCTTGTAGTAGGCGATGAAGGCATCGCCGCTGTAGATCAGCCAGGCTGCCAGCTGGATGCTGCCAGCGTCGTCAGGCAGCTGGCAGAAGGCTTCGGCCTTGTCGATGGCGCGCAGGTTCGCGGTGATGAAGCTGGCATCGCGGAGGATGGCGGGCTTGATGGTGACGGTCACGATACCGCCCAGCCAATCATCAGCCCCGCGATCAAGCCTAGGGCCGCCACGACGAACAGCGCAGCGAAAATCTGAAGGTGGATGTAGCTCATCGGTATCCTGCCAGCGGGTCGTCGAAGGGTAGGGCGTCGCCCTGCGCAGCGTGCAGCTGCTCGGCGGTGATGCCGTGCGCGATGCGCTGCACGATGTCGGGGCGCAACTGCATGCGCTGGCTGATCGCCTGGTCGCGGTAGAGCCACGCCATGATCACGGCGTCTGCCTCGTCGGTCGAGGCGCCGTTGAGGCGCTTGCGGATGTCGTCCTTGCTCTCGATGATCAGGTCTTTGCCGCGGATCATAAAATGCGGGGTGGTGATCTGGGTGAACAGCCGCGTGCTCAGCGGCAGCGCGATCTCGTAGCCCGACTTGGGGTCGAGCGCCTCGCGGAAGGTCCACCACATGTCGCTTCGGATGTTCAGGCACTTCCACAGCATGTCCTTGGTCCAGGTCGAGGACTTGGCGCTCGCGACGCACATCTCGACGTCGATCTTGTGGTCGTCCTGCAGCTTGTCACGGGTCGAGCCGCCCCACCCGCCGGTGCCGTCGAGCTC